ATACCGCTAGGGCAGTCGTACAATCCTCAGAAACAACACGTTTCAGGGGGTCTATGTTGTACGGATACGCCCGAGTCTCGACGCAAGAACAAGAGACTCACGCACAAACCGACGCACTGTTTCGAGCAGGCGTCGGTTTTATTTTTTCCGAAAAAAAAAGCGGTGGAAGCACGGTAGGTAGACCAGAGCTAGAAAAGCTGCTCCGCTTGCTCAAGCGTGGCGACACCGTCGTCGTCTACAAGCTAGACCGCATCGCGCGATCGCTAAAAGACCTGCTGCGCATCATCGAACGGATAGAAGAAAAGGGCGCACAGTTCCGATCGCTGACCGAGTCGCTCGACACCACAACACCAGCAGGCCGCATGCTATTTCACATGGTCGGCGCATTCGCAGAGTTTGAGCGAGAACTCATTCGCGAACGCACCAAAGCAGGCATGGCCGCAGCGGTAAAGCGAGGCGTCAAACTCGGCAGGCACTACGCAATGAGCAGAGAAGACGAAGCCGAAGCGCTTCGCCTCTGGTACGAAGGCAAAATGACCCGAACAGCAATTGCACGCAAGTTCGGCGTCCATCTCAGCAGCATCAAGCGTGCAATTAAACGCCACCAAGCCACCATCCAACCAAGCCTACTAGACGCAGCATGAAACACGCCTTCATCGCTCTACTTGCTTGCATCACAATCCCCGCCGCAACCGCGCAAACCGTGAACACTTGCAAGATCAACGGCAAAACAGTTATCACCGACAAACCATGCGACCGGGCAATGGAAGCAACCATTGAATTCGGCACACCAACGGAACGTGCTCAAAAACACCAGCGAGAGGAACAGCGCCAGAGCAACTGCGCACAACTCACCAGATCACGCGCCGACGCAATGAAAACGATGACCGAACAGTCATGGAACCCGCGCGCAGGAGCATTAAACATCGTCGTGAAAGAGATCGACCAACAGCTAGCCGCAAACCACTGCGAACGTAGCTGACCACCGCATCAACGCAGCGAGCCAATCACCCGATCGTATTCCGTCACGAAGGGTGACGGCGGACCATAGAAGTGCCCCGGCCTCGGCCCCGTAGCAAGCCAAAACGACCCGTTTTTTGCACTGACATAGGCAACTAAGTCCTCCGTACCAAAATCGCGCTCCAAATCGCGCAAAACGGGCTGGAGCGCGTCATACATCGACGGATAGCCCATCCATACCCCGTACGTCTGCCGAACCGGCACAACGATGCCCCTGCTCGCCCAATAGCGCTTACGATTCAACTCGCTTACGCCAACGTCCTTTCCGATGTACTTGCTGATATAACCGGCCAACTCGTGCTGACGCCACGGTTGCCCGAACTTGCCGCAGCCCTTAGGCGGACGGATGTGGCAATAGCCCTTGCCCTTACCGCCACACACCTTCATCCACGCACGAATCGCCAACTGACGTGCAGGCCGACCGTGCATCGCTACGTGAAGATGCCACGCACCGCGCGTCTGACGCTCCGGCACCGCCACGTACCGGAAAGCCGCATGCTTAGCCATGATGCGCCGCCATTGGTCGAACAACGCCTGAAACTCGTCAAGGTCCGTGATGTTTTTCTTTGTCGTCAGCGTGACCATGTGATTAGCCTGGATGGCCTTGCAGCGCTTGCGCAACTCTTGCCGAGCACGCCGAGCAGCTACCTCGTTATTGCGCTCACGCTTCTCTGACTCGCCACGCTTTGCGCGCGGCATCAACCGGATTTGGTTGCAGCGCGACCAGTCCGTTGCGGGGAATGCAGAAACCTCAACCTGACCGTCCGGAAATATGATTTGCCTAACGGCAATGCCTTCCTGATAGCAATAACCCTTCTCGAAGGTAGCTCGCTCACCTACAATGTCATGGCGCATGACTCTTCCTTGCTCTTGTTGTGTGCCACCGCCCCGGAACGCTGCTACGTTCGCGGGGCTTTTTCTTTATCCAGAATTCCTGCGGAGCCGCTCTGTTATTCGCTGCGCGGTGTTTCTGTACGTTAAGTGTTATTGATACAAGTAGGGCGGGCGCTTCGCGCCCGCCCGCCGCTCCCGCCTCGCAGGCTCGGCGCGGCGGCGTGCGTGCACAGACCTTCTCGGCCTTGTATCTCTACCCCTCGCGCCGAAAAATCGCTCAGCGGCCCGCCAGACGCGTCAAAGGCGGCTTGCAAGAAAGGGGGTGTTTGCTTGTGGCGCAGCGTGGACGCCTTGATGGTGATACCCGCTACTCGGTCCCGCCAGACGCCTTCGGCGGCAACCGTCCTGCCCCCAACAACGCTCCCGCATCCCCAGAGGGGCCCCCTAGCGGCTTCGACCAAAGCGCGGACACTCCTGACGCTAGCCCTCATCGCCAAAGGCCCCCAGTTCATCCACACGGCGCGCCTTACCCGAACCCACCACCGTGCGCTTGCGCGGCTGCTGTACGCCGTCCTGAGCCTTCGCAGCGTCAACCACGACGCGCACCTCCTGAGGCTGAGCAACAGGCTGCACCACAGGTTGCGCGGGAGGCGGCTGCAAAGGCTTCGGACCGTCAGGCTCAAACGCTTCAAAGAAGCCGCGCTTCACCACGTCCTGACAGATTTGCTCAGTGGTATTAAGGCGAGTGCCCTGCTGTGTCCAACACTCGCAACCACCACGGATGACCACGCACGCAGCAGGAACCGGAACGCGCGTCGGCTTGGTCAACCCATCGTAGACAGGCGCGGTATAGGCAAGCCCACCAACCCTGGGCGCGTAACTATTCACGTACTGAGCCGGCGTCATCACATGTTCCGCCTTGGCCTGGCCAACCACTGCACCTGACGCTCCACCCGACTGCGCCGTCGCCGCAACCTTCGGCGCCTCCGCCTTGCCCGACAACCGATCAAAGGCACGCGTGCCGAAGTACCAGCACACCACAAAGATCAGCGGGATCAACAGCGCCAACTTGATACGCAGAGGAATCTTCCGCTTGTGCGTATGCGCGTCAGCGGACTTGTACCACTCGAAAACTTTCTTCGGAAACTTAAACGTAGTGCGCTGCGCCCGCTTCAAGTTGGCATTGGTCGGGTCCTGCACCTTCTGCATCTTGAACACGTCGGCACGCTGCATACCCCACTGACGGATCAGGTGGATGTGTTCGCCGGCTAACTTCTTGATGTGGTTGTCAACCAGCGACGGGTCCTGCGTCATGAAAAACAGGTCATAGCCCTTGTGACGATGCACCTCGAGCGGGGACACATGAGCAGGAGGCCGCGAACCCGAAGGCCTCGGCGGCATGATCTTCTGCACCTCGTCAATCACGATGATCGACTTCTCTGGACACTCATGCCATTTCGTTGGGTCCTCAAGCTGAAGCCACGGCAGCTTTAACTCGGGGATGCCGAAATAGAACACCGGCCGCGACTCGGCCTTCCGCATCTCTTCGACGTGCGCAATGGTGTAGAGACTTTTTCCGTTACCCGGCTGGCCGGTAATCAACGTCAGCATGTCAGCCTCACTTCTGCACCATCTTGCGCACCGACCCACCGGTCACGCCTGCCAACGTCGCACGCACCGCCAACGTCGTCAGGATCAGGTTCATACACCGAGGAACCTGCAACATCCCGATCACCCCAGGAATCCAGTCAAAAACCGATCCGGTATTGCCCAGGTACGACAGAAACAACGAGCGCAGCCCACCCATCAAGAAATCCAGCCCGTTGTAAGTCACGAAGCCGATGCCCAGCGCGATCAACACGCGCCCCACCAACGACGCAGCAGCCTGCGCGAGAAAACCAACAATGGCCGAAGCCAAAAGCGCAACGAATGGCATTAGAAGCTCCCCTTCAGCATGTACGCACACAGCATCAACGTACCCATCACATTCAGCATGCCGATCACCTGACCGAGCTTGCAGAGCGGCCCCGTATCAAACGAATACGAAAACCCGAAGACGCTAAAACCAATCGGCTGCAAGCACTGCTCCGCAATGCCCATGTTGTCAACGCTCGAGAACTTGTCAGCCATCGACACCGGACTCGCATCCGATTTACCCGGCGTTGGCAACTGCGACGCCATCGGATCGTTGCCCGCTTGAATCTGCTGGCCTAACGCGCTAGCAGCATCACCACCCTTCTGCAGCTCACACCGTGTGTTCCACTGCTGCTGCAAAATCGCGCAACTGATCGCATCACCACTACAAGCTGGCGGCGACCCGCAATCCGCACCACCGGACGCACTGTCCTGCTCACACTGCGGGGCCTTCGGATTCGCCTTGCAATAGTCGTCACGCGACGTCGTTGTCGTCGTCGTACAGGTCCCCGCAACCGCACTGGCACCCTGTCCTGACTGACACGTACTTGCACCTGGGCTACTCGCACCACCAGCAACACCACCGCCGCCGCCAACCGCAACAACAGTCGTCGTCGTACAGGTCGTATCCGTACACGTCGTCCTCGTCGTGGTGTCATTCGTACTACTCGCCGCGGGACTGCTCGCAGGCGCATCGTTGGTAGTGCTAGAGCTATTTGACGTGGACGTCGTGGAACCACCAGGAACAGCAGGCGAGCACACGTCAACGCCGTTGACCTGACCGAAAAACCGCCCCTGCGCAGCACACCGTTCGGGCGACGGAGGAAGCTTGCTCACGTCCGTTGCGTTAGACATATCAACGTCAATAGTGATCTGCGGCCAATTGGTCATATCGCACGACTGCCCACTAGACGAACCCGCTCGACCACCACTCGTATAACCCGTGACCGAACTCGAATTCGGATACGTCACCGTAAAACTACCGGGATCGTACTGACAGCCCTTGATGCAAATGTAATCAGGCGCCCCATTAGCCGTAGAAGACGTGGTCCAACCCGCACCACGGTACTTGTTCATCAAAGACGGATCGGAGCAACTCGGCGAACTCGACTTACACGTCCCATCGGGCTGCAACACGTAACCAGCAACGCAACTACTGTCCTGACTCACCCCGATGTTGCAAACACCACCACACTGATTCGGATCAGATGGCCAATGACCTTTACAGAACCCAGCGGCGCTGTCGTAACCATCAATCACCATACCGGGATACGCAACGGCAACATACGCAGTACAAGCAGCAACAGCCGAGTTACCAGAATAGCCACCCGACCACCACACGTGACCATTCGAGCCAGGATCAGAAGCGCTAAAAGCCAACGTCGGGCCAAAGACAAGCACTAAAACCAGTAATGCAAGAACCCGGCGGAGCCCGGTCCAACTGCGCGCAAGACGAAAGAAAAATGACCAGGGCATAGCTCACCACCCTCAACGAAAAAGAATCCACGATGCCCCCACCAGCGCAACGAGCACGTAATAGCCTTCCATGACGCCTCCCAACAAAAACGGGGGCCGAAGCCCCCGCGTCTTACCGGCACGGGGAGCGTGCCCCGACACCATCACTTAATGGGACGACGCGCCCACATGAACACCGCCACCAGCACGATCACACCCAGCACCGAACCGCCAATCGTGGTGATAGCCGTCTTGGCATCGCTCACACCGCCCGTGACAGCCGACACATCGATACCACTCGACTGCGCATGAGCGGCCAGCGATGCACCCGCCAGCGCAACAGCACCAGCAACCTTGTTGAAATTGCGGCCAGCGACGGCACGCAGAGCTTGCAGTTTTTGATTCATAGAACCTCCTCACTAGAACGGGCCGAAACCCAAAGAAAACCGGCGATTTGCCGGAACACCCACGCAGTTGCCCACACACCGGCAATCCCCGCAGATATGACCGCAGCGTCTGCTATCGACAACGGCGGCAACGCATGCAACATCGCCACCTCGTCCGCTGACAACAGCAGGTAACCGCTGCACGACGACACAGGCGTGGAATCGACCACCACCTGACCACCGGAAACCTGTACGCACTGGGCCATCACCCGCCCCTCTCGCCCAGCGCCGCGCACAACTCGACGCCATGCACACAGACCGGCTGATGCAGCCACTTGTACGACGCCGCATACACCCACAGCGCACCAAGCGCGATGCCCAACAGCAGCAACACCAACCGATCAAAATTGCTCATCACTCGCGCCCTTCCATCCAGCGATCAGCCCAACCGGTTATGAGGCGCGCAAAGCAGATCAACGCAACGCCCATCACCAAAAACACCGCCAGACCAATACCGATAAGCGCCATCGCCTTGAGCAGCGTGACCAACACCTCGACGAACGAGAAATCACGCTCACACGCACTCGACAACGAACCCATCACCACCTCCCTGCAAGACCACCAAGCGCCTCTAGCGCATCCCTCGCAAACTCATCGGCAACGTAGAGACCAGCACCATCGAGATTTGCGTACGCCTCATCGCGCAACCGCAGCGAGAACAACAACTCACGCCGCCAGAACCGCACGTGGTGATGCCAAGCCGAATCAGCACCCTCAAGCAGTCGCTTCCACCACCGCTCATCGAACGTCGCCAACCAGTAAGAACCCTTGACGACGAAAAAACCGACCGCGACCAGCAAAACGACCCCCAACACGTTTGCCGCCTGATCCATACGACCTCCGTAAACTGCAAACTCCGGCTAGCAGCTGGAGTCGCGGTGACCAAATGGATCGCCATTAGCTGGCCGCAGCAGCGGCCTTAGCAACCGGCATCTTCTGCAGCGGAACGAGCGAAGTAATACGGAAATCGAGGTTGCCATTACCGTCAGCGAACGGTGCGAGTTCGATCACGTACTCAGCAGGCGTAGGGATATTGATGAACTGCTCGGGGAGTTTCTTGCGAGCAACGAACACCTCTTCAATGACCTTGCCGTCCTCATCGCGCGCGGACTTCACCAACATCTGCGCCGTATAGCTCGTGCCCTCTTTGCCGTCGAACTTCCAATCCTTCTTGTTGACGGAAAAAATTTCGACCTTGTACTTGTTGCTCATGCCTAACTCCCTCGGCCCACCTAGGACCCGTTTTGCCGACACTCGGCGGACTGGTGTATGGTTAACGGACCGATAACTACCGGCCCGAGACACTTCTCAACTTGAGAAGTGTTGAACGATGATAGGAGTTCTCAACATGCGAAGTACAATTGAAATTCTCGATCGCGCTAGAGGAACCAATAGTGATTATTGGGTGGCGAAACAGGTCGGATCGCAGCCGAGCGTGGTGAGCACATGGCGCTCGCGCGGGCACGTCGGCCCCGACGCCATCGTCAAACTCTGCGAACTCGCCAAGGTCCCAGTAGCGAAAGGGCTGGCCCTCTGCGCATGGGAAACCATCAAAGACAAGGACCTACGCGACCGCGTAGGGAACGCCGTTTCTTTTAAGAATCCGCTCGGGGCCTTGAGGAAGGTGTTCAGCCCGGCGCGCTGAACACTGCCCTAGCGGAAAGCTAGGGAGGGTTCGAAAAGGACCCTCTCCGCC